CCGTGTTACTTGCTGCTGATTGATAACCCGTGTTACTTGCTGCTGATTGATTACCCGTGTTACTTGCTGCTGAATAATTACCCGTGTTACTTGCTGCTGATTGATAACCCGTGTTACTTGCTGCTGATTGATAACCCGTGTTACTTGCTGCTGATTGATAACCCGTGTTACTTGCTGCTGATTGATAACCCGTGTTACTTGCTGCTGAATAATTACCCGTGTTACTTGCTGCTGATTGATTACCCGTGTTACTTGCTGCTGAATAATTACCCGTGTTACTTGCTGCTGATTGATAACCCGTGTTACTTGCTGCTGATTGATAACCCGTGTTACTTGCTGCTGAATAATTACCCGTGTTACTTGCTGCTGAATAATCACCCGTGTTACTTGCTGCTGATTGATTACCCGTGTTACTTGCTGCTGATTGATAACCCGTGTTACTTGCTGCTGATTGATTACCCGTGTTACTTGCTGCTGAATAATTACCCGTGTTACTTGCTGCTGATTGATAACCCGTGTTACTTGCTGCTGAATAATTACCCGTGTTACTTGCTGCTGAATAATCACCCGTGTTACTTGCTGCTGATTGATAACCCGTGTTACTTGCTGCTGAATAATTACCCGTGTTACTTGCTGCTGAATAATTACCCGTGTTACTTGCTGCTGAATAATTACCCGTGTTACTTGCTGCTGATTGATTTTCGTTCTCTTTGTTCTCAGTTTTTATTTTTGACATAACCCAGTCAATAGATTTTGTTACCATCTCATTCAAAGATATTTCAGCCTGTATAGTAATTCTTGCGGAGGCTATTTTAGTGTCACCCTCATTTGACGTAGTTGGATCACCCATCTCAACAATGGCAAAATTTGAGGTAGGCATGTAGTAACTAAATACATCTAACGGATATTCGCAAGCGTGAAACCCACTAGAGCAAATTTCTACATCTCCATCATGCTTATAGGATTTACCAACTTCATATTGAAAGCCCCGGCATTGCCAATTATCATCAAAACCCTTATAAGCTATTTTTTTATTGCTCACCGCATTCCCCTAAATAAGTTCGTTGTCTTTAGCTTGCTCTAGTCGTTTAATTCTTAAAACATCTGTAATCACTTCAAATAATGCCGGTAGGTTCTTAGCATCTGCATAATTCGCTATATCTAAGCTGACACTCTCTAGCGCTAGTTGAGTCACTTCTTCGTCTTCTTTAAGATTATTCATTTCATCAAAGACAGCACCAACAGCAGGGCATTGATAAGGGTCTGCACATTGGCAAGACTTTTCAGCAGGGTTAACCATTGTTGCGCCGAGTTCTGCTAGGAAATCACAGTCCTGACAATGTTTAGAATCTCCAATTTCAGCCTCGCGCATTAGCTCTGAGGCTTCTTTGTAGCTGTCTTTAACAAGCTTGACGGAGGGATCAGGGAAAATTCTGTCAAAGGCTTCTTGTTGTGTGGTGTTCATGCTGTACCTCGTTTCATTTGACTTGAAATAAGCATAAACAATAACTTTCGTTAAAGCAAGTAAAACTTTCGTTTTTAGGCGAGAAAAACTAAAATAATTTAATATTTTTTTAAATTACTGTTACTTTTCGAGCATTTTTTGTATCGCGTAGGTTCTCACAGCCTGCTCGATGGAGACTTTTTTTAGCTCTTTAGCGTTATTATTAAGCTGCACTTCCATATTGTTCATTTTCAGCGATAAGATTAAGATGAAAACACCAAGTAAGCCCACGCAAGCGATATAACAGGCTTCCTTAATGGTGCAAATTTTTTTATTTTCTGGCGTAAGCGGACATGAACTGCCTTGTTGTAAGGTGTTTAAAACCTCACGCACTTTATAATCCTGCATAAAAACTCCCACAGTTATTAATAGGTGAGCGCACATTGGGCGCATGTTAAGCGCATTTTTAAGGGGGAATTTCAGGCTAGCAAAAACAATGGGTTGCGATCAATTATCACTCTGGGAATAGCGGTTTTTGTGCTTTTTGTACATCAAGATAGGTTATGACGGCCTTTTTTGGTGGCTCCTCATCATCTAGCGAATAGAAATAAACGGTTGCTGCCGACTTAACAGCAGGGGAGTAATTACCCTCAGAAGCGATTCTCTCAACTGTCTCCATAATTCTAGTCAGCTTATTTAAATCTATACCTTGTAATTCTCTAAGGGTTTCTTTTTCGCCTTTTCCAGTATCCAGCCATTCATAATTAACCTTAGCGAGTTCGGCTAACTTGTAGGTTTTCTTTGACCCAAGACTGCCGTTTTTGCACGCCTGACCAAGCCCTTGAGGGGTTATATCAAGCAATGGGGCAACTTCTGTCGGGTTCTTACCGACACGTCTAACGGCTTCTAAGATTCGGTCTGCTTTGGTCATTGAAAAATTATGACAATCGAAAGTTAACATTTCAAGCAAGCTCCTATTTCGCAAAAATAAATTAATTGTTTGTTTTTCTTGACTAACGAAAGTGTTTGTTTATAATTCAAGCATGGATATTAAAAACGCATACAACATTAAAAATTTATTCATCAATATCTCAAAGGCTGAGCTATCACGCGAATTCGCCAAACGAGATATCAATATATCTCCACAAGCAATAGGTCAGTGGCAAAAGGTTCCGCCAAAACATGCCTTAGCGGTAGAGTCTATTACAGGGGTTTCTAGGTATGAACTCCTCCCTGAGGTCTATGGCAAATCTCCTGATATTGCGAGTTAAAAAAATTTTAGTCAAATAAGGACAGTCAACGCCACAAACAACCTAAACAACTTAATAGAATTTTTTTATAGGTAAGGAATAATTTTATTTAGGTGATACGGAATACTCCGTCCTTACAGCACCTCGCCAGGTAGGTGTTCACCGAAAAATCTGGCACTCATTTAATTGCAGTAAGGAGCAAGAAAAATGCAAAAAGAAATAAGGATATTAGATGTAATGCCTAAACCGTCAATGGTTGATTCAGCCTTGATACATAGATGTAAGGACGGCAAGGAAGCAATTTTATTATGTATTCAATGTAGAAAAGTGCGTTATCCGTACTCAGATATTGCGAACACATTAGAGATAGACAAGGGGCATTTCTCAAGAATTTTAAGTGGCACAGCTCACTTTCCTGATGAGAAAAGATGTGACCTTATGAGGTTATGCGGAAACCTGGCTCCGCTTCAATTTGAAGCCGACCAGATGGGATATTTTTTAGTTGAGCCGACTGAAAAAGAAAACCGCATAAAAGAAGCCGAGCAAGCTTTGGAGAAATTAAAAGCAAGTTAACAATAAGATTTAGCTTATTGGTGGTTGCGACCACAACCCACTATGCCGCCCGGTGGGGAAGAGAAAAGAGGCGGCATCAAATTCAATCGCAGGACGCGACTCTATCGAAGGGATAAGTATAAGTTTTAGTGTGTGAAAGTTAATGTTGAATCGAATTATAGCGTTTCTAAAAAATAAAACTTGTGAACAGGTAATGTATGAGCTCATCCAAAAACAATCGAATTCACGCTGGTTAAAAGATTATGAGAACTATAAATAAATGTCTGACCCTCAAGTTGAAGACGGTTTCACACGAATTGCAAACGAGTTGCTTGATGCAATTTTATTATACCCATTTACAAAAAGAGAGCATGTAGTCGTGTTAGCCATCATAAGAAAGACATACGGATTCAATAAAAAACGAGATGATATTTCGCTTTCTCAACTCGTTAAAATAACCAATCTCCCAAAGCCTCATATCTCCGCAACGGTTACCAATTTGGTAACCCTTAATGTTTTATTTAAGAAATCGGGTAAATACGGGCATGTTCTTGAAATTAATAAGAAATACAGTAAATGGGTTACCAAAACGGTAACGGTTACCAAAACGGTAACGGGGGGTTACCAAAACGGTAACGCAGAGGTTACCAAAACGGTAACCACAAAAGACAACCTTACAAAAGACAATATTACAAAAGACATAGTCGAGGAAAAAAATCCCTCGACAGAAGATGAAGGAAAGCCAAAAAAATACAGCTACACAAATGGCGATCTTGAAATTGCCAGAAATATGTTTTCAAAGATTCTTGACTTAAACCCAAAACATACAACCCCTAACTTTGAGAGTTGGGCTAATACAATTCGTTTGATGCGAGAAAGAGACAATCGAACCCATAACGAAATAATACGAGTTTTCTCATGGGCGAATAATGATTCGTTCTGGCAGTCAAATATTTTATCTCCATCAAAACTCAGACAACAATTCAACCAGCTCTCAATCAAAATAAATAAAACTCAAAATAATTATAACGACGATCAATTTTTAGGTGTGATATGACAGCACGAGAAATAGCCCAACGATTAGCTAATTTTGTCGAAGATATTTGCCGACAATTATTGCCGAATGGAAAGAAGCAGGGTAGCGAGTGGTGCTCAGGATCTATCTACGACGAAAAAGGCGACTCACTACGAGTCCATTTGTCAGGTGAAAAAGCGGGAGTTTGGAAAGACTTTGCCTGCAATGATAAAGGCGGTGATTTGCTAGACCTCTACAGCAAGACACAAGATGTCGGAATCAAAGAATCGATTATTTGGGCGAAAGATTATCTAGGCATTGAAGATACATATTTTTCAGGCAGTAAAAAAACATACAAAAAACCAGAAAAGCCAAAATGCACAAAACCAAAAGGCGGGGTATTAAATTATTTGCTGGATGAAAGGAAGCTTTCACAAGATTCGATTGACGCTTACAAAATTTCCGAAGCAGGTGATGAGATAGTTTTCCCTTATCTGCGAGATAGTGAGTTAGTTTTTGTTAAATACCGAAATTTCAAAGACAAGAAAAAACAACGAACCGAAAAAGACTGTGAACCCTGTTTGTTTGGCTGGCAAGCAATACCAGATGATGCACGAGAAGTTTTAATCTGTGAAGGCGAGATAGACGCGCCTAGCTGGTACATGGCTGGTATTCCTGCATTAAGTGTTCCGACTGGTTCGCAAGGTACAACCTGGATAGAGAACGAATATGACAATTTAGATCGCTTTGATGTTATTTATATATCATTCGACCAAGACGAGGCGGGGAAAAAAGGTGCAGCAGAAGTTATAAGTCGTTTAGGAAATGATCGATGCCGCCTTGTTTCTCTGCCATTGAAAGACGCAAACGAAGTCATTAAAAATATGGACGCACTCGCGTTAATTGGATGCAAGGAAAAATCAAAATCTCTAGATCCAGAAGAACTCAAAGCCGCTAGTTACTACCACAACAAAGTTATTGATATTTTTACAGGAAAAGCGCAAGAGCTTTCTGGTTATGTTCTGCCATGGGCGAAAGGTAGAGATCGCTTCCGTATCCGAATGGGCGAATTAACGATATTGGCAGGAGAGAATTTTCACGGTAAGTCCGAAGGCGTAGGACATATCTTGGTTGACTGTAAATCTCAAGGCGCAAAAATTTGTGGCGCATCCCTAGAATACCCGCCACAAAAATGGATTGCAAATTTAGCCGTACAAGCATCGGGTATCGACCCAAAAGAATCCTCCAAAGATTATGCTGAAAAAGTCGTTTCATGGACAGAGGAAAATCTTTGGTCTTTCAACGCATCAGGAACAGCCAAAGGACAAAAGGTTTTAGAAATATTCTTGTACGCTCACAAACGATACGGTATTGATTTATTTGTTATCGATAACCTGGCTAAGTGCGGATTCGATGAAGATGATTACAACGGACAAAAGAAATTCATCGATAATTTATCTGATTTCGCTAGAGATTTTAACGTCCATGTAATTTTAGTTCACCACCTAAACAAATCCGAAGAGGGCAAAGCAAGAACAAAAGCAGCCGTAAAAGGGACGGGTGCAATAACAGATATGAGCCACAACGTAATTATTTGGTGGCGAAACCGGAACAAAGAAAGAGAGTTAGAAGCTACAAAAAAAGAAGATGTCTCAGATTCATTATTAAATAAACCAGACGCATTAATGATTGTGGAAAAACAAAAAGAAGGGGGAGACACCCCAAAGATAGGATTATTTTTCGATAAAAAATCAAGACAATTTTTAGAGTTTAAAAATGCAAGACCAAAGCAATACGTTAACTACTCAGCAATTGCAGAGGAAGCGTGAAACATGGGAAAAAATAAAACTACATTTACCAGAGTTCGCAGAGTTTCTAATCGAGCTGGAAGAAAAGCCACCATGGGTAAGTATGGAGGTGCATGGTGAAACCAAGAACAACAACACAAAATGCAGCACTCCATAAATACTTCGATCAACTTGCAGAGGCTTTAAACGATGCCGGATATGATATGCGTAAGACTTTAAAGCAAAGTATCGACATTCCTTGGACTAAGGACAGCGTTAAAAATTTCTTATGGAAACCGATTCAAGAATCAATGACAGGCGAGAAGTCCACAACAAAATTAAGCACCGTCGATCCATCAATTGTTTATGAAACCTTAAATCGACACACAGCAGAAAAGCTAGGTGTATCTGTTCCTTTTCCATCAATGGAGACAATGAAATGAACGGTATCCCTTGTAATTATCCATCATGCATTGCTTTTGACTTAATTGAATCTAGTTACTGGACAGGCGTTATTGCTGGAAGCTGCACGGTTTTTATCGCTTGCTTGATTGTGGTTTCAGTAGGCGTTTGGATTTATTTGGAGAGGGGAGATGATACAAAAAAATAAACGGTATCGAAACAAAACCTACCTAGAGTGGGTAAAGACTCAGCCTTGCTCATATTGTGGCGCACCCTCAGACGATACACATCATGGAATAGGGCTAGGTCTATCGGGTATGGGAACGAAAGCCGATGACTTAGCAGTAATGCCCGTTTGCAGAGAGCATCACACAGCGATACATAACGGCTTTGCTAGATTAAGCGGACAATGGGAATTCATAGCTAAGACTTTAATAGCAGCAATTAAAGAAGGTGTACTTTGAAGGAATCGGAAATACAGAGCGACATTATGAATGCTTTAACAATGCACCCTAATGTCGTATGGGCGCACGTAACAACAGTTGGAAACTTTAAAGGCCATAACGGACACCGATTCAAGTCAGGATTTAAAGGTCTATCAGATATTCTAGGGCAGCTTAAAGATGGGCGTTTATTGGCTATCGAAGTAAAGCGAGAAGGGAAAAAGCCTACGTGCGAACAAACAGAATTTATAAATATGTGTAACAAGTACGGCGGCGCGGCCGGAGTAGCAAGAAATGTCGATGATGCTCTGGAGTTAATTAAATGAAAACCTGTAAACAATGCAACAAAGGAAAACCTTATTCAGAATTTCAACACAATGCCAGTAGTAATGATGGTTACAGGTCATTCTGTAAAGCATGTATGAAAAATCGGTACACCAAAGAAAGCGACAAGGAAACATTTAATTTTGAAATTAATTTATGGGAACCACCAAAATTAGGAGAATTACCATGCAACACTCACCAGAAGCAATGTTAAGTAAAAAAGAACTAGTCCACTCTATGGCCAAGAAACTAATTGATAATGTCGATAGTGGATGCTTTTGCAAAGCGAGAGAGGTATTTAAAGAAATCGGTTTAGAATTAGATTTATTGCAGGGCGATTGCAGCGATACAGTCAGAGATGCAGGATTAGAAAGTGGTTGTTAAATGCCGATAACGAAACTCGACGAAAACGACAATAAAAACATTGATGAAATGCTCAATGAATACATTGCTATTAATGAGACTTGCTCACCCAAGGCATTGTCTGAAACATTTGAAGTGTCACAAAGCCTTATTTACCAAAGATTAACCTTTTTACGGAAGGAGCGAGAAATTGAGCGTGCCCGAAAGACTAACTAGCCTAACCCCGTCAACTGTTGATCCAACAGCCGTGAAGAGTTTTGTTTTTTCAAAGCATAGCCCGGTAGAGATTGCAGGGGCTATGAAAGGACTTACTGATATTCAATTCAAGTTAATAGCCTGTATGTACCTTGATAGTGGGGAAATAGGTTCTTTAGAGGATTTAATCTCTGAGCAAATGGAAAGGCGTGTAAGACCCTCTAGGGGAATGTATCAGCACAGACAGTCTGTCGTTCATTCTGAGCTTAAAGATGTTATGTGGCTCAACATTTGTGAAAGTTGTCATGGTCAAGGTTTTTCAATGGAAGGCAATAAGATAATAAGCTGCTCTCACTGTAAACAAACAGGCAAAGCCTATCCTTCATTAAAATTAAAAATTAAATGGTATTCAGAAAAAAGACAATACCTTATTTCTAAACTTTACCCAGATAAAAAAATAAACCTACAAAGAATAAAAGACGATTACGTTAAAAGCTATCGAGATGCGGCACACGTTTACAGTTGGGTTGTCAATGAACACAACAAAGCAATAACTAAAATATCAGATAACTTACTGTAAAATATTACACTAAAAAGTAGTAGAAAAACTTGCATTTGCTATTATGAGGGGGCGAAATAGCGTCAGAAGAAAACGCAATAACTTACTCCTAACACATTCAGTCGATAGTACCTCCCTGCTATCGGCTATTTTTTTGCTCTAACCCACCTATTCCACGTAGCTAGCAGACACCTTTGAGTGCATGGCTAAAACATTATCTAGGGTTGGAGCATTCTATTTGGAAAGCTGATGAGATCCAGTCTTTATGAAAAATACTTTAAGTTCAAGACTACACGCAATGCTCATCAGCATTTTTATTTCCGTTTTGATGCTTGTTCAAACGCAGGCTCAGGCGGAAATAATAAAGTACGACAAGTACACAATTGGGATAAATTTAAAGCCGCTTTCAATTTGTGCTATTTGGAAAGACTTAAGCAAGACGGATTATTATCAGTTTCGAGTCGTCAACGAAGCCGAGCTAAGAAGTCTGTTAAAAAAAGTTGTTGGAAAAAACGAAAAAGAAATAGAGGAAGTTGCCAAGCAAATACCTGTTACTCGCAAGCCGATAGACGTTGAAATTGCACTTTGTAAAGAAGTTCAGGCTATTGCTGAAAAACCAAAAGTGTGGCGGGTAGCTAAGAATGGGAAGTATAAAACACGTCCTGTTTATACAACGGATTTAAATAAGAAAACAAAACACAGAGCAGCCGTAGGTTGGAATTGCGGGAAGTTAATTAAAAAAATTAATTCAAAACAACAATGGCGCTATCGTTATTTCGACAGAAAGCCTTATGCTGTGGTGTGTGAATGACCGCTTATGCCTCAGCAGGAACAGGTAATTGGAATATTGATACTAATTGGTCACCAGTTGGTGTACCTGTCGCAGGTGATACGGTTACTATCAATGCAGGCCATACGATAACCGTACCAAGTGCTTATCTTGCCGTTTACGGTACAGGGTTAGCAGGTACATGGGATCTAGATATACTTGGTTATTTTTATGTATACGGTGATTTAGATTTACAAGGTGATATGCGCTTACAAACTGGAGCGTTAGTAAGTTGTAGTGCTGGTTCAGTTTTAACGGGTAAAGTTATTGACCCAACTATATTGCTTGGCACAACAAATAACGGCGTTGTGACATTTAACTGTAACGGAACAGGCTGGGAAGCAGGTAATTCGGTGCAGATTAAAGGTGATGTTGGCCGCCATATTAAGTTTACAGATGTTTTGGCCGGCACAGCATCACCACAGGACAACGTCACAGCTAGATTTACTCGTTTTACTAATGTTGGCGATAGCGCAAACGATGCCTTTTTTACTGAATCGAATGTCTTTAAAACGTATGACTTTGCCGATGTCGTCTTTGATAATTGTGGACGATTAAATTTTGACGGACAGCTTGCACCAACGTTTACATTTAAGTATCAGAGAATTCTATGGGTTAATCCAGCAGTAGCAAGGCCGGTTTATTTTGCTACTAATGGGACATCAACAACATTAACATCAACTTGCTATATTAAAGATAGCGTCTTGATCGGCGATGGAGTAACCGTTCCGTCACTTTATATCGACAAGAACATATCAAACGCTGGCAATGCCGTTGTGTTCGATAACGTCGGTGTTATTGATGCACAGATATTCTTACGACATGGTTCTAATTATGATATTTCATTCTGGGGGCAAAGTTTCGCGGCAGCAACACAAGATATACTGTTATATCGTGGTTCTGCCGAAGGTGGTTCGATAATACATGATTATGTTGTGTCAACTTTCCATAGTAACGCGCATCAAATCACAGGTTCAGCAAGTTTAGCGACTGTTACGAATCCGACTATTTTTGAAAATGGATTCTCACAAGGCAACAATAGTATTGATGATTTACTTATTCTGATTGATGGGGCTATATCAAGAAATAATATCGGGCTGGCCGGTACGATGCATAACACGTTATCGAATGCAGGTAGCGGTGATATTAAAATGTTACACAATACCCATGTCGGCACAGCCGCACATGGTAAAACAAACTTGCATCGAATCGAAACACAAGAGCCAACACAAAATATTGAAGTTCAATCTAATATCGACTATCGAGACGATATTAGTGGTGATGTCATAGAGAATGCGGCAGGGCTAACGGCGGATGTTGTCAACATTGCCGACTATAACGTACAAAGCTATAAAGGCGGTGGAGAACCAGCGTGCGCTTATCATTCGAGCGTGGTTATCACAGCTAAGACCTGTGGTGACGCAGGATTCGGCCAGAATGACATTAACAACAATCCTAATTTTGTTAATGAAGATTTTAGAATCTCAACTTGGCACGATACGTTAATCGGTGACGGTGTTACCGAACAAGATAAAACAAATAATGCGTTTACTGAATTAATTAAAAATACTGTAAATCACGATAGAACAGGCGCTTACACTTCAACAGTTGATACGCGATATACAAAATCTAATTTCCTCATAGCAGCACGAACAGCCTTTGCACCGACTAATGTTGCTTTACAGAATAACGGGCATGATGGAGTAACGAGGGGAGCGCTTGAGTATGTTTCTGCTGACACACCTTTAACAGTACAAAGTTTTAATCAGTCATATTCTTTAGATGTGCCTGTACTTACACAAGCTAATGTTCTATCCATAGCAGATATTTTACAAAGCAGCTCAACAGATAACGTATTATTATCACAGGGCAATATTATCGCTATTGATAATGTTACTTTTTCGAGCAGTTATGAAAATGTGGCTTTAGATGCTAGCTTGTCTTTGATTGTCTCAGATTTAAACTACTCTCAGTCACTAGAAAACAGCGTCTTATCTCAACAAAACATATTAAGCGTTCAATCTGCTTTGTATAGTGTTGGCGTGGATAATATAAATATTACTCAAGCTAATGTCTTGGTTGTTGATAATCAAACATATTCAAGCTTACTTGATGCGATTTTATTATCAGTAACTTACCCTGTCACCACTCCATTAAGCAGAATTCAGATAATTAAATCAGAATCCCGAACCTTTATCATTTATAACTAAAAGAGGTATTTATGAAATTTAAAGTTTTACATGAGTTTAAACATGGACATTTAACCCTAGAAGTAGGGAATAGCCATGATTCAGAAGTTTTGGGAATAGATGACGGTTTTATGATGGCCTATTGTCGCGCAGGGTTTGTTGAGATTGACGGCCAGCAAGTACAAGAAATAAATACTTCTCATCAGGAAGTAATTGCAGATAATGTTCAGATTAAGGTAGGTGTTCAAAATGGCTAAGTTTGCAGAAGATGTTTTCATTGATGGCGGCTTAGACCGTATGGATGATTGTGTTTTAATGTCGATCTGTTCAGCGCAACCAGCAAATAAGGCAGGTGTAGCGGCTGTGACTTTGGCATCAGTAGCACTAACGGCTGGCGCAGGTAATGGCGATTACACTAAAGCGGCTGGTGATGTATCAGGCAGAAAGCTAACTGTAGCACAGCAAGCAGCTATTTCTATTACTGCATCAGGTACGGCTACGCATATTGTTTTAGACGATGGTGTAAATATTTTGGGTACGACTTGCACAAGTCAGGTATTGACGATAGGCGGAACGGTAACCGTGCCAGCCTTTAAAGCTGAGATTGCCGATCCTGCATAATGTTTATCAAAGACCCTGATTCAGTATTAGACTATAAGTTTGATTGGTCTAGCTGGTTAGATGCTGGTGAAACCATTACTGTTTCAACAGTGACAACCCCTGCTGGAATCATCAAGGATTCTGATTCAATCACTGATACTAATACAAGCGTTACGGTCTGGTTGTCGGGCGGTATTGCTGGCGTTAATTATAAGATTGCAAACAAGATAACCACATCAGCAGGCCGTACCGATGAGAGGTCTATTATCATTAACATGTTAAATAAATAATGCCTTTATCACCACCAAGACCATGCCCTAAACACCCCAAAGTATTATTAAGTAAAGGCGATACCTGCCCACACTGCCCCAAATTTAACTGGAAGAAAGATAGTGTAAGAGGTAATAGACATCAACGCGGGTATGGAAAAGCTTGGGAGACAACCAGAGCAATAATATTAAAACGTGATAAGTACTTATGTCAGCCTTGCAAAAGAAACGGGCATATAGTTGCAGCGAAGCAAGTAGACCACAAGATACCAAAGGCACAAGGCGGAACAGACAATCATGAGAATCTACAGTCAATCTGTATCTCATGTCATGCAAATAAGACTGCTAAAGAATCAAAGCAGGTATAGTAAATGGATAATAATATTATTTACGTTGTACAGGGGAAGGGCGGGTTGATCCTTTTTTGGACAATTTCTAAGTACCGCTGCTTTCCAAACATTTTCGCATAACCAGTTGAGCATTCTCAAAATACTATGTCTAACCAACGAAAACCCAACAATCTGCATTTGCTTGAAGGGACCTTCAGGAAGCATAGACACGGTGATCCAAATAAGAAAATAAAAGTTGGTGCGGAATTTCCGGTTCAGCCTAAGTGGCTTCCAAAGGATGCTAAAGCAGAATGGCAGCGAATTAAAAAAGTAATGGAAAAGTCTTCGGTTATTATTTCATCGGATGCGTCAACATTAGCGCAATATTGTTTGCTGTTCTCTGAAATGAAAAAATTAAAAGAAAACTTCCCAGCCGCAAAGCATACGCAACTAAGAAGCTGCGCATCTGAGCTGGGATTAACACCAGTAGCGCGAAGCAAAATAGCAGTACCTAAAGATGACGACGAGGAATTCTAGTTTTTCAGAAAGAGCCTTAGTTTATGCTAACAACGTTATAAGCGGCGAAGAAGTTTCTTGTTTGTATGTGCGCCAAGCATGTCAACGTTTTATAGACGATTTAGAACGATGCGCAAATAACGATGTAATAATTTTTGATTCAGATGACGCTCAGCTCTGGTGTGAAAATCTTGAGAAGTTGCCTCATGTGAAAGGGAAATGGATCGGCCAATTATTCAAGCTTTCTGATTACCAAATATTCTGCACTGTAAATATATTCGGCTTCAAATGGCGTGATAGTAAATTGCGCCGGTTTCGTGATGCGTATATTGAAGTACCGCGAAAGAACGGAAAGTCTTTTTGGGTGGCCGGCATTGGTGTGGGGATGCTTACATGGGAAGAAGAACCAGGTGCTGAGATTTACTGCGGAGCAACATCAGAAGATCAAGCATCATTTGTATTCGACCCAGCTAAATTAATATGTGATCGAACTCCTAAATTAAGAAAAAAATATAACGTATCTGTTAACGCGAAGACATTAACAATCGTAGACAAGGCATCTGTTTTCAAACGTGTGATCGGTGACCCTGGCGATGGCGCTAGCCCTTCCTGCGCAATTACGGATGAGTACCATGAACATAAAGATTCCCGGCAAGTCGATACGATGGAAACCGGAATGGGTGCAAGAGAACAACCGTTAGGGTTTAAAATCACCACCGCTGGATCTGATATGGGTGGCCCTTGTTATGTAAAGAGATTGGATGTAATCAGTATTTTATCTGGCTCAGTTGAAGACGACACCCAATTCGGAATAATTTATTCGATAGATGATGACGATGAATGGGACACAATAGAAGCTCAAAAGAAAGCCAATCCTAACTATGGGATAAGCGCCGATCCTGCTTTCCTTAAAGCGCAATTAAACCAAGCCCGGCGATCTGCATTAAAGCAGGCAACGTATAAAACTAAACACCTTAACCAATGGGTTGGCGCTAAGTCAGCCTGGATGAATATGCTTGCTTACCAAGCATGCAGAAAGAAAATTAACATCGAGGATTTCAAAGGCTGTGATTGTTACATCGGTATTGATTTAGCATCAAAGATTGATATTGCATCGATGGCGATAACGATAGTAAAAGATGGAAAATATTATTGTTTTGTAAAACACTATTTACCCGAAGAAACTATTTTAAATAACGATAGATACAAAGCATGGCATGCCGATGGCTGGATCACATCAACACCGGGCAATACTATCGATTATGAATACATCGAAGATGATTTGAAGGAATTAAAAACACACCTCCAAATCAAAGAAGTGCCTTACGATCCATTTCAGGCAACACAGTTTTCAATTCGTATGTTTGCAGAAGGCTTCCCAATGGTTGAGCTTGGCGCAACGGTTCGGAATTTCTCTGAACCAATGAAAGAACTTGAAGCTTTAATTCTTAAAAAAGAAATTCAATTTAATCATGATCCTGTTTTGATGTGGATGTTCGGTAATGTCGTTGCGAAACTCGACAAGAAAGACAATATTTTCCCGAATAAAGAAAGACCAGAAAACAAAATCGATGGTGTTGTTGCCCTTATCATGACAATCAACCGAGCAATGTTGGAGAAAGAAACCGGCAATCTCGATCAATTCTTATCAAACTTGGTTAGTATATGAACTTATTCTTACGCGCATTAGCTCTATTTGGTTTAGGCGGAATATCTAATCCAGACAAAGGAAAGCAAACAGGAACATCGGGCGGTATAGGTACAGACTCTGGAATTTCTGTTTCAGATGAACGCGCAATGAAAGTTTCTGCTGTTTGGGCTTGCGTTCAATACATTACAAATTCAGTTTGCTCATTACCGTTAAATTTTTACGAGACTACTGCTGACGGACGTAAGGAAGTTGGCCGTCATTATTTAACAGACTTATTTCATGTTTCACCTAATGCTTTAATGAAGCCAAGAGACTTTAGAAAAGCAATGACCATGCAATTGTGTATGTGGTCCAATGCTTACGCTGAGATTTTCTGGAATGGTGATAGGCCTGTATCAATTGTTCCTTTAAGACCTGGACGAATGACACCAGTTTTAAGTGATGGCGAATTAGTTTATCACTACCAAATGGAACAAGGTGTTCGAGTTTTATCAAAGCGATCTGTATTGCACCTAAAAGGTTTTGGAACAGATGGCATTGTTGGCCTTGAACGACAGAGTTATGCCCGGCAAACAATGGGCCTTTCTGTTTCAGCAGATACCTACGCGGCTAAACAATTTGCAAATGGTGGCCGTTCTGGTGGCGGTTACTTAATGTTTGATGAGTTCCTTACTGACACACAACGTGATCAAGCTAAAGCATTATATTCTGGAATGTCTCAAACTGCTTTTGAAAAAGGCAAGCTATGGATTTTAGAAGGTGGCGTGAAGTATGAAACGGATGCTTTGAATCCTGACACTATGCAAATGATTGAAACACGCAAAATGCAGGTTGGTGAAATTGCACGTTTCTTTGGTGTGCCTGAAATCATGATTGGTGGCGGTGGTGCAACAAGTGCATGGCCGGCATCATTTGAGCAGCAATTATTATCTTTTCTCACGTTCACTCTTCAAGATTATTTAGATGAATGGGAGGCTGGCATTAAGGCTTCACTGATTAACGCAAAAGATAGACGAAAAGTATTTGCCGATCATGATGTGTCTGGATTCATAAAAATGGATTCTCTCACTAAAGCTCAGCTTCAATCTTCATGGGTTCAAAACGGACTCAAGACACGAAATGAGATTAGAAAAATTAATAATGACCCATCTAAAGAAGGTGGGGATGAGTTAACAGTACAGGTTAATTTAACGCCTATTGAACAATTGGCACTTGCCACAGGGCAAGCCGCAGCTATACCAGTAACCCCTAAGCCTAAATTAGAGATTAACAATAAGCCAGCAGAATCAATGCATCCAGATAAAGATGCCCCAAAAAATATAAATATCCATATATCTGGAAACCCAAATGGTGAGCAGGTTAAGCAATTAATAGAAGCCATTAACGAAGAGCAAGGTAACCATAATGCTACGCAAATTACACAATCCAATTGATTCATGCAGTTTTAAATTCAGTTCTACCAAAGAAGGCGTATTCGAAGGATATGCCTCAAAGTTTGGGAATGTCGATTCATATGGCGATACGATTTTAAAAGGCGCTTACGAGAAAACATTAAAAGCGAATAGAGCTCCATCAATGTTTGTTAATCACGATAGCTACCAAGTCCCTGTTGGTGATTGGGTTGAATTATCAGAAGATGATCACGGTTTATACGTGAAAGGCAAAGTTGACTTAAATCACAAAGATGGTCCAACCGTCTATTCAGCTTTAAAACGTGGCGCAATGGATGGAATGAGTATCGGCTACAAAGTCGCTAAAGGTGGCGGTGTTGAAAACGATGCCGGTGGAATGGATTTAAGTGAAATAATTTTAAAAGAAATCAGTGTTGTGAATTTCCCTGCTGATGAGCATGCAAGAATATCGGTGGTGAAATCAGACATTGGTTTGATAGAAAGTTTAAAAGATGCGGAGGCTCTATTGCGTGATGCAGGATACTCTAAGTCAGCGGCCACAGCGTTTGTTGGTCGAATCCGTATGTTATGTAAGGGCGATCCTTCTGCAAACGATGAAATCATAAAAGACGCACAAGAAGCTCTAGCTAAAAGAATAGCTAATTTTTAAACTAACAAATAATAGTATGAGATGGCCGCTTAATTGCGGTTTTTTTATGCGTGGAGAACACTATGTCACAAGCATATCAAAGTAATTTATCAGATGAGCAACGCGAAAATATCGTTGCTTTAAAGTCGATTGAAAAATCACTAGAAACTAAATTTGGTGATTTAGACGATACCATTGAACAAATGAATGGTCAGATGAAAGAGTCTGGCACTGTTTCAGTTGAAGTAAAAAACGCTGTTGAGAAATTAACAGAAGATTACGATGGCCTATATACTCGCCTTCAAGAGGTTGAGCAAAAAGGTATCCAGCTGCATGAAGATGCACATGGTATTGATATTGGATCAGAGTTTATTAAGTCCGAACAATATCAAGCTTTAGTTGAAGGCAAACAAGGCCAAGCGCGAATTGAGGTGAAAACCGCAATTATTAATGCGACAGGTCAAAACCAACCTTTAGTACCAGCAGATCGCAGCATGGGTATTATCAGCGAGCCTAATCGCATGCTTCGCATTCGTGACGTTCTTGCTGCAACAGGTACAAATAGTAATTTAATTGAATACGCAAAAGAAAATGTATTCACTAATAATGCTGGTCCTACTGTCTCTGGTTCACCGGAACAATTTGAAAATGTAACTAAACCAGAATCTGGAATCACATTTACGCTTGAAAATGAACCTGTTCAAACTATTGCGCATTGGATACCAGCATCTAAACAAGTGATTGAAGATTCAGCACAATTACAAGGGTATATCTCTGGTCGTTTAACTTATGGCTTGAAATTGAAAGAAGAAACTCAATTGTTGACCGGTACAGGTGCTAACGGCCAATTGAATGGCTTAATCACTCAAGCAACTGCTTACACTGTGCAATCACCTCAATTAACTAACGAAATGGACATTATTCGTGAAGCAATCAAACAAGCTCAATTGTCTGAATACTTCCCAACGAATATTGTACTTAATCCACAAGATTGGTATGACATTGATGTTCGTAAAGTTGGTACTTCTGATGACCGTTATGTTGTCGGCAACCCACGCGAAATGTCAGCGCCACGTTTATGGGGTCTTCCTGTAATTCTATCTAACTCTATATCAGCAGGTACTTTCTTGCTAGGTGCATTTGATATGGGCGCGGAGATTAAAGACCGCATGCAAGCTACAGTTGAGGTGAGCCGTGAAAACAGTGATAACTTTGTTAAGAACATGATCACAATTCTTGCAGAAGAACGTATTGCGCTTGTTGTATATCGTCCGGCTGCTTTCATCACTGGCTCATTATAGGAAATAGGGGCTAGCAATAGCCCCTTATCTTTTTATGAAAATTAAAATACTTGGTAATCCAATTACTGCGCATGGTTCATTTGATGATGGGCAGATATTGACGGATGAGAAATATCAGAAAGCTTTTCTTGATCATCTAGTGGAAGCAAATGCAGCGGAATACGTGGACAAAGAAAAATACGAAACAAAAGTTGTTGAGGTGGAAGCTGTAAAAAAGAACCCGTCTTCACTGTTATCGCAACCGGCCAAAGTCTTGAAGAAAGAGACATCCAAAAAGCGCAAGAAAAAACAAAAGTCATAGCAGTAAACAATGCATGGGAGCTATGCAAAGACGCTCCTTATCATTATGCATGTGACTTTAAATGGTGGGATACCTACTATAACGATGTGAAAGAGGGCTTTAATGGCGAATCTTTCACTATTAACGATACAGATAGCAGCTTAAACCCATCAAGTGAGTATGATTTGACTCGAGTCAATTCAAGAAATGGTAATAGCCTCGGTGAAGATGTTATTCATTATGGCGGCAATTCAGGCTATCAAGCGGTGAATTTAGCCTATTTATTAGGTGCAAAAACGATCATTTTATTGGGTTTTGATATGTTTGGGACGCATTATTTCGGTAATCACCCTGCAAATTTAAACAATGGCTCACCTTATAAACGATTTATTGAAGCCTTTGAAACAATCAACCCTAAAAAGCATGGAATAGAGATAATAAATTGCTCAAGACAAACAGCCCTAGAATGTTTTCCGAGGACAACAATCGAATCGGTGTTGTAATTGGTACCGGTCCTTCATTAACGGTTGAACAATTAGAAAAAGTTAAGCATTTAAAGAAGTTTGGTTGCAATCGAGCGTTTGAATTTGATTTGGATGTTTTAGCTGCAACCAATAAAGAGTTTTGGGATCACTATTGGCCTGATATTAAAGATTTAAGGTGTGAAAAATGGACACCTTATAAGCCAACCGCTGAAAAATACAATATTAATTATATTGAAGAACGAAACGAAAAAGGACTTTCTACAGATACGAGTTATATCCATCATCATCATGGCAGTGGACCAATTATTCTAAACATTGCCTTGCATTACGGTGTAAAGAAAATGCTTTTGATTGGCTGGGATATGCGTCACAAAGGGAAACGGCATTACTTTGGTGAATACCCTAAGTCTATGCAGCACACCACAAAGAACCTTGGCCCCGATGGTGAGTTAATCGGACTTATTAAAGAGATGGAAACTATTAATCCATCAGACTACGGAATTGAAATAATCAATTGCACTCCTAACAGTGCTTTAAAACATTTTCCAATGGGAAACCTTGATGACCATATCTAATCCAGTACCAGAAGACGAACAAGTAATAATTTGGCCTTTAGTCGGTAAAACGATGCTTGAGTTAGGCAATAAAAAGAATGCTAACGGTGTTTATAAAACATATTTTGAATCATTAGAAATTGAGCATACTTCGATTGATTGGAATGGCGAGGATGGTGCTTTAAAACTTGATTTGAGAGTGCCTATCGATCTTGAGCCGTTCGATATGGTTACGAATATAGGCACAACAGAGCATGTTTCAGATCAAAAAGCAGTATGGGAGAACATTCACAACCTAACGAAAATTGGCGGCGTGATTACCTCCTTAACCCCCTTAGAAGGTGATTGGTGGTGGCATGGTGAACACTATCCAAGACGTGAATTTTTTGAGCAGTTCGCAAAAAATGGCTATGAAATAGAATACATGGATATAGGCCGTGAGCACCCAAATAGAAATCTATGCGTAAGGCTTAAAAAGATTTCACATAATGAATTTGTGATGCCTGAACCTGAAACGATGTTTTACAACAAAATGAGAGCACGATGAAAAGCGGTATTATCACTGAAAAAGAAAAATATAAAAAAGGCTGGACTGGTGGATTACCTGAAACGCCTTGTGGGTATGGCTCTAAATTATCAGCCACAAAAAAACAACGTGACTGGATGCCTGAAATATTTGAAAAGTACAATATTAAATCTATTGCTGACATTGGCGCTGGCGATCTTAATTGGATTAAGCATATTGATCTTGGTGATATTGAGTATCAAGCCTTTGATTTAGTGCCAAGGCACCCAGAAGTTAGGTCGTTTGATTTGTTGAAGAAAGTGCCTCCAAAAGTTGATTTAATCATTTGCCTTTGGGTATTGAATCACATGCCATACGATCACTGCAAGCAAGCTATTAAGAATCTTAAAAAAAGCGGCGCTAAGTATTTAATGATGACCGATGTTGAGCGTTATCATAAAAATCAACCACCAGAAATTCAAATGGATCATATTGAAATGCTTAATAACGGTGATTTACTCGGAACAATTAAACTCATTAAATTATGATCACCGTCTTTTGTGTATGCGTAGGTGATAAATATCACTCTGGCTATGTTTACGCACTAAGGGAAATGGTTGAGAATTTTTTAACTATTCCTCATGAGTTCAAGTGTATTTCAGATAAAGAATTAATCGGAATTGATACAATAAAACCTGTTAAGGCTTATCATTCTTGGTGGTCAAAATTAAACTTATTCGCTCCAGGTATTGCAACAGGTAAAAGTATCTATCTGGATTTAGATGTTGTCATTACAAAGAATATTGATTATTTAGCTGAATATACAGATACCTTTTCCGCTCCTGCGAATTGGGCTCAATCTGGGCATGGTGGAATTCAATCATCTGTTATGTGTTGGCCGGGTAACTGGTCAAAACCTTTTGATGACTTTAATTATGAAAATGATTCCTCAAGATTATGGGGCGACCAAGAATTTCTCTGGGAGTTGCTTGGCGATGATTGGCAAAAAGTTCAACATGTTGGATCGTATAAGTACCATTGCCGTGAAAATATTCCTGATTGGCTACATGTTTGTGCTTTTCATGGTAAGCCTGATCCTCACGAAGTAAAAGACGAATGGATGCTACCTTTCACTGCAACTTTACACAGCCACATCAAATAGAACATGCTCAGTGGTTTAAAAAAGGGTTAGCAAAGCACAATATAAAACTTCGTGTGACAAATGACATCCAACAAGAGGCGGATGTACACATTGTTTCAGGTCCACACTACGCGAAACAATATTGGTTGAATCATCCAAAGGTTATTCTTTTAGATCGTGCTTTATATCATCAAGACAAGCCTAATAAATGGCACTCAATGGATTGGCTCTCAATAGGATGGATGAAAGATGGCAGTCGAGAATTTAAAATTGGTCATGGACGTAAAAGTCCTATACCAAAAACTAGAAGCACTGGAACAGGAACTATATTCCTCGCAGATTACAATGGACCAGTGGAACACGCTGATACAGTCCGTCTACATCCGGCAAATGAGCATAACAGAGAACCATTGTATGACGCTTTACTTCGACATGCTCATGCCATCGGATATAACACAACTGCATTAGTCACAGCCGCACTCAAAGGGCTTGAAGTAACTTGCAAAGACAAAAGAAATATTATGTATCAGAAAAATTGGCTTGAGATTTTACCTTATGCTGATTGGAGATACTCAGAGATTGAATCAGGTGAACTATGGGAACACTTACAACTATAACTGAACCAACAGAAGAACCTGTCAGATTGGAAGATGTTAAGTCTACGTTAATTATTGAGGATGATTCCGAAGATTCAAGAATTCTAGGGATCATCAGGGCATCAAGAAAATTTGCTGAAGATTATTGCAAGCTAAAACTTATTTCACAGGTTGTTGAGTTAAGTTTTGATAGTTGGCCATCATCAGAGATATGTTTAGGTGTTTGGCCAATTATCTCAATTGATAGCGTTAAGTATGATGACACATCTTCACCTATTACTGAACAGACATTGGTTGAGGGTGTTGATTATTATGCTGATACAACGACTATAAAAGGCAGAATTAGAACAGTTAGCGGCTGGCCATCAGTCGCGGTTAAACCTAATGCAATTCGGATTAGAATGACAGTTGGTTATGCGGATCAAGAATCTGTACCCGATCAAATCAAAGAAGGTATAAAGGCTTACTGCGCTTACCTGTATGACTCAGATAAGATGCTACTTGACAGCACAAAGGAATTATTGTGGTCAGCAAAAATCATGTAGTTGGCCGACTAAGGCATAGAATAATAATTGAAGCGCCGACAATAGTGCAGAATAGTTATGGAGAGCCAATAGAGTCCTTTTCAGCGTATGCTTCTCGTAAATGTGAAATCATGACAACAATTGGGAAAGAGAATTTTAATAAGTTCCAAGAGTTCAATGAACATTCAGTTATTTTTAAAGTCCGTTTTGATTCATTGACTAAAAACATTACCCCTAAGATGCGTGTTTTGCATTATTCAAAATATTACGATGTTGAAGGCATTGTTGATTTTAATATGATGAAAAAAGAGATCCATATTTATGGCAAAAATAGAGGGTCTTAACAAGCTAAGTAAACAGCTTGAAAATCTAGGAAAAGAACTTGGTACAAAAACTCTACGTAACGCTACAAGAGCTGCTTTAGTTCCAACGCATAAAAAAATCCAAACCTTAACCCCAGTCGGCAAAAGAACTCATAGAACCTATAAGGGACGATTGGTTGCCCCTGGCTTTCTTAAGCGCAGCCTGAAGTTAAGAAGCAGATCAAAAAGAGGGATCATATCAGCATCAGTGGTGGCTAAAGATGAGGCGTTTTATGGGATGTTTTTAGTTATAGGTACAAAAAAAATCAAAGCAAAGGATTTCTTTTTTCGAATATTTTCAAACGATAGGCCAAGAATTGAAGCAAGCCTTGTTGCTGAGCTAAAAAAACGGATAAATAAAATAAAATGATTGCTGATAATTTATATGCTTATCTTACATCTCAGGCAGGAATTACGAATATAGCTTCAACAAGAATCTATCCTGTCATTCTTCCCCAAGAGCCAACTTATCCAGCTATTACCTACAACGATGATGACTCCAATTACACAGAGACTTTTTCAGGTCAGACCGATCATGTTCAATCAATTTATCAATTAGATGCGTGGGATAATACATATGCAGGATCAGTGGCTTTAGGTAATGCAATTAGTGCGGCATTAAAAAACAAATCTGGTAGCTTTGGCGGAATCACCATCCAAAGATGCACGGTATTAAGTGGGCCAATTATGGCCTATGAGGACAGTGTGGAAGCCTACAGGCAAACATACATTTTTTCTATTTGGCACAATGAGGGCTAGACAATGACAGCAGGTTTCACAGGCGGATTAACTTTCAAGATGAGCGATAGCGCATCTCCAGAGGATTACTCAGTAGTTGAAGAAGCAAAAAGCGTTTCTGGATTAGGGAAGACTAATCCATTAATTGATACTACAAGCTTCGATTCAACATCAAGAGAATATATTGCAGGTCTTGCAGATGGGCAAGAAATATCAGTCGAATGCGTACGGGTTCACACGGCATCTAATATTCAAGATACGGTTATCACTGCTATTGATAGCGGCTTAACTAAGAATTTTCAGCTTACTTTAACAGACGGCACAACATCAAAGACCTATACATTCGCTGCTGTTTGTTTGTCATGGGCAATTACACCTTCTTTTGATGATGCAACAATGGTCTCTTTTACATTTAAAATTACTGGCGATATAACGGTAGCATGATGAAATTTAAAACTAAAAAACTAAAAATAGATAGTGAAAAATTCGACATAAAAGAAATAAATGCTAGACAAAGGCAAGAGCTTTTCAAGCTATTTAAAGATGAAACCGATCCAGTTGAAGCGCAAGCTCATGCCATTAAAATGGGCTGCTCTCAATTTCAGGATATGGCAATAGATGAAATCCTTGATATGCCTGGCACTGTCTTTGCCAGCTTAGCCGAAGAAGTAATGAATATTTCAGGGCTTGGTGATAAAAGTGAGAAAGACGAAGTAAAAAATTCTTAACCGATCCGAGTAGATTATTTATTTTTCGCTTAGCCCTTGCCCTTGGCCGAACGGTTAACGAATTAGAAAGCTCTTTAGGATCGGGGGAGTTAACTGAATGGAAGGCTTATTACTCAATCGAGCCATTTGGCCAAGAACGAGATAACTGGAATAGCGCAATTATTGCCTCAACTATTGCAAATTATAGCGGCAAAACAAGAATTCCAAAAAAACCAGAAGAATTCATGTTTACTCATCCTGAAATAAAACGACACCAAGAGACCCACAAAACCCTGTTAATGATGGAAGCGCTGGCTAAAAAAAATGTCTAAACAATTGCAAAAATTAGTTGTTACGCTTGAAGCAGAGAGCTCACGCCTTCATTCTCAACTTGATAAGTCAAACAAGCGACTTAAAAAATGGGAAAATAAAGCTGGTAAATCTGTTGATAAAGTTAAGCAAGCATTTGTTGCCCTTGCCTCATTTGCTGCCGTTTCATCTATTGGCAATCAAATAAAATCAACGGTTGCTGAGTTTGAAAAGATGGAAGCATCGTTGAAAACGATCACCGGCTCTTCTGCGAATGCAGCCGCTGCAATGCGTAAGATTCAAGACTTTGCATCAACAACGCCTTTTCAGGTGACAGAAGTTACACAAGCTTTTATTAAACTAAAAGCATTAGGGTTAAAACCATCTGAAGAGGCTTTGTTGTCATATGGCAATACAGCTTCTGCAATGGGTAAATCATTAAATCAAATGATTGAAGCTGTTGCTGATGCCGCGACAGGGGAGTTTGAACGGTTAAAAGAATTTGGTATTAAGTCTAGAAGCCAAGGCGAGAATGTTACTTTCACTTTCCAAGGAGTAGCGAAAACTGTTAAGAAAAATGCTGCTGAAATAGAAGAATACTTGAAAGGTATTGGTCAAGTTCAATTTGCTGGCGCAATGGCTGAACAGATGGACACCATCAACGGTAAGTCCTCTAATTTATCCGATCAAATTGACAAGTTATATGTTGCTTTGGGTGATGCCGGGCTTACGAAAGTATTCAAAGACTCTCTTGATTCAATGATTAACTTCACTAATAAAATGAGGGAGTCAGGAACTTTTATAAATGCAATCGTTGCTCCTATTCAATGGCTGGGTAAAGTCACTGAAACTGTTGCGCTAACCTTTGAAGATATTGGCGATAAGATTGGGGCGTTTGCCGCAATTGCTGCATCCGCATTAAAGTTTGATTTCAGTGCCGTTAAAGCAATTATTAAACTTAGAAATGAAGGTGCAAAAGCGCGTGAAGCTGAGTTTGAAGCTATATGGGCAAACATTGCAGCTACAAAAGAACTCGGAAAAGTAGAGGCCAAAAATGCAGCTGCAAAAATTAGTCAGAGTAGCGGTGGTGAAGCGGCGGCGGCTGAACTTGTTGGAATGCAAGAGCAAGCGGCTAAAAAATTCGCTGTCCTAGATGAATCATTACTCGCTGAAAATGAACGGCTTATTCTTGCCTATGCGAATAGACAATTCATCATTGAGGATGCATTTCAAAATGAAATCATTACTGAGGAAAGGCGATCTGCATTATTACTTTCCTTAAGAGAAAGACACGAAAAAAGCATTCTAAAACTTGAGCAGAAATCCCAATCAGCACAAGAAAAAATGTGGGCTGCTGGATGGAAAGGAAAATTAAAAGTTGTTGGCGGCGTATTAGGCTCGTTATCACTTTTAATGCAATCAGAGAATAAAAAGCAATTTGAGATCGGAAAGAAAGCAGCCATTGCCCAAACGGTCATTAATACTTATGAAATGGCAACGAGCTCGTATAAAGCTTTGGCTGGCATCCCGATTGTTGGACCTGTATTGGGTGCACTCGCGGCAGGGGCGGCAATCCTTTACGGTAAGTCACAAGTTGATTCAATCAAAGGCACTACTTTTGGTGGCGGTGGCGTAGGGGGTGGAGGCGCACCATCTATTCCAACAACAGCATCTAATGCTTCAACTGGCTTACCAGAAGGAAGCCCAGGTGATGTTGGCCCACCAAGAAACGATGAGCCTCAAAATGTAATAAACATTTCAATCTCTGGAAATCCAACCGGCGAACAAGTTAGAGATTTAATCGAAGCTATTAACGAAGAACAAGAAAATGGTGCCGTTTTGCGAGCAACCGTAAATTAAATCAAGTTCAGTAACTCTTGTTCAAGCGTTCCGTTTGATGAACAAACCAGAGTCTTACTTCCACCTTCTGCAATAGCATTAAAAGTGCCGTTGATGTTTGTTGTTACGGTCATTTTTGAATTTAGGAAGGTTACAGAATAAGACAATTTAATAATTGTTCGCTTGTCATCGATATATGGAAATCCCCAAATATTACCGCAATCAGCTTGCTTACTATTTAACTTAACGACTTTCGGAGCTGTGCTGATTATTCCATTGGCATTCGATGTTAAAGAGAAACCTTTATTAACCAAAACAATGGCAGCTTGTTTCTGTGAATCACTTGAGGCTTGTTTGGAGTAAACCTTTTGGCTTTGAGTGGGCGCGTTATAAGCACAACCGGTAAGAAATAAACACAAGATTATAAGTTTCATTAGAATTCCCTTATTTGGCTTTTTGGTAAAATATACATGACAGCATACATCGGTTACAACAATATTCTTGAATCTGGGACTGTTTCTGTCACATCTGAGGCTACAGGATACCCAAAGGAGAACGCTTTTGACTGGCTTCCTGGTGATTGGTGGAAAGCTAATGGATCTGGAACTGTTTATTTAACAGTTGATATGGGTGTAAGCACTATTGTTGACTATTGGGCTTTAGCGTTTCATGATTTAGCTGATCACTCTGGCACTATCAAGCCGCAATATAGCTCTGGCTTAACTTCTCCTATTTCTTGGTCTGATTTGGATACTGTTCAAACACCCACAGAAAACCAAATGATTTTCAGACCTGTTACTCAACAAAATGTAAGATATTATCGTTTTGAAATTTCCTCAACTTCAGTGGCTTCGTGTATCGGCTCTTTATTATTAGGGCAGGCTTTGACTTTACAACGTGGAATCAAGGCACCTTTTACAACTGCTAAACACGGAAGAAATAAAAAGATACTTAACAGTCTAAGTGAGACGGGGAATATTATTGGTCGGACTGTTTATCGGCAAGGTCAAAAATTCTCAATTCAGCAAAAGAATGTCACTCCTGCATGGATTAGTAGTAATTGGGATGACTTAATCGACCACGTAGAAGCTAAGCCGTTTTTCTTTATGCATGACTATGAAGACGCCCCTAATGAAATTTGTTTTGCATGGTCTAATAAAATATCACATCCTAATTATAATAATAATGGTTTTCAGGATTTCTCTATTGAGTGTGGCGCTCTAATATGAGTTTTGACACTGAGCAGTCAAGACTGGGCCATGAGACTTTTGTGCAATGTGAATTAGATTTAGATTATTGTTCTAATTTATATGGTGGTGGGCTGTTAAGTCCTTTAAACGGTACTTGTACGTCCGCGCTTTCAGTTGGCAGCGAGTGTTATAACACGCGTCACGAATGCCAAGACACTGACAATTTTGCCAAGACAACAAAGACATATATTTTCTGTACGCCACATCCTAATATCCCAGTAGGTACAGAGATGATCCCTTGTATTGTTGGAGAACCAAAATTTACACCCACAGAAATTAAACCCGATGGCGGTATGTCATTAAGATCTAAAGTTACCATAAAGGTAAAAGACTTTCCTCACCATGATCGAAATGTTGACCCATACGTTTCGACTCGAGCTAATACAGCTCAAGGGACATATTTCGGAAGGCTATTAGAAAGAAACCGCTATTATGTTGGTCGTTTAATGCGTGTAAAAGATGGCTATATTGATCAAAATGGATCTTTGCAGTTACAAACAAGGCTTTATGTTATAGATAAAATCACTGGCCCTGTATCATCAGGTGACGACCTAATATACACAATAACTGGAAGCGATATATTAAGTCTCGGAAAAGATACAAGAATACAAATACCACCACCCACAGACGGTATCCTTAATGCTGATATTACCTCTGGAGCAACAAGCCTTGTTTTAGACGGTGGAACAACAATAGCGGATTACCCTTCAGGTGGTGGAATCGTTGTTATAGGTGACGAATGGATCGCCTACGCATCAAGAACAAGCTTTACTTTAAATTCTTTAACTAGAGGCGCAAAAGGAACAACCGCTGATGAGCATAAAGCTGGTGACGGTGTTCAAATTGTTAAAAATTTCACTGGTACGCCTATTGCCGTAATTTATGAAATATTAACATCTTATATCGGAATTAGCTCCGCTTATATTCCTTATAATACATCTCCATTAGGCGCTTGGAATGATGAAGAAACCAACTGGCACAATGGCGTATCTATAGATTCATATATTGGAACACCTACTGGAGCATTCAAATTATTAACAGAACTATGTGAAGTTTTTAATATTGATCTATGGTGGGATGAAATAGCTTCAGAAATTAAATTAAAAACCAATGCGCCTCCACTAGGAAACGTACCTGTAACAGAATTAAACGATGGAACTCATTTGGTTGCAGATAAAACTACAATATCAGAGGACCCAGATAGAAGAATAAGCCGTATTATCCTTCATTATCATAAAATAGATTATAGCGAAGGAGATAAAATATCAAACTTTGCTAGACATCATTTTGAAACCGATGATGTAGTTGAGGGATCGGATTTATACGATGAAATTAGACTTAAAGAAATAAAGTCAAGATGGTTAACAAACTTAAATGATTCAACTGCGATTCAGAATACACAAAGAAAGATAGCCAGGTTTGGTGAAACACCAATCACAATTAAATTTTTTTTAACCGCTAAAGACGCTGCATTAAAAACAGGTGATTTATGCGACATAACAACCAGTAAAAGACAAAACTCAGACGGTAGTCCAAAAACAGTTCGCTATCAAGTTGTAAAACATAAAGAATCAAAGATAGGCCATCAAGTCGATTATGATGCATTAATCAGTAGTTTTACTTATAACACTCGATATGCATTTGTTGCTGATAACTCACTTAATACCACATCTCCTATGACTGTTTACGATAATGCAAGTGACGCTGAGAAACTTGCAAATGCTTTTGTTGGGCCAAATTCAGGTAACTTCCCTGATGGCGGCACTCTTTATTTAATAATCTGAGGTAACTATGTATAAGTTCGCAAAACTTCCGATAGAAACGGAGGATGTTTCGATCCCTAAAAATGTCCTTGTTCCTTGCCCTATAAGCGGAATACAAACAAAAAGACTTGCTTACAAATGTTGTCCTAACTGCGAATACTTTAAAGGTCTAGCTAAACTAACCTGGGCTGATACTGAAGAAGAGAAAGCCAAAATAATAAATCTTCCTTGGTCTAAAAAATACGCAATTCGATGTGTAACAGTTGCCGAATGGATAACGGAGAGTTTTGAATGACAACTTTTTCAGCTATTGCTAATAGTGAAATTGCTGTTGGCGCACCTGTTACTAATAGCTTAATGACAAAGAATCGGGATAACCCTTTAGCCATACAAGAAAACGATCCAAGCGCCCCCGATGTTCAGTATGCCGTATCAGCAGGGTCGGCCAGTTCAGCGACTACAGCAGGATCAGCAAGTTCAGCGACAACGGCTGGCAGTATATCAGGGCAGGGGGCTCTAGCTACAAGAAACACTGTAGCGAATGGACATATAGATAATAGTGCAGTTAACTCCGTTAAGATTAATAAAGCTGTTGGAACCACCTCGATATTCTCAGTAGCCGCAAATTCAACGCTATTAATACCTGCCGGATTCTACTTTTTCTATACTAATACTTTTATCGATCTTTTAGTCAGTGCGGTACCGGTGGGTAACTTCACTAATGGAAAATTTGTCTGGTCAGACGGTGCATCGTTTTCGCTTTATGAGAATGATGGGGTTGGCACACAAAATATTTCATACAAGAAACTAGCATAGAGATATACGTATGATTATAAATAACACACAGCCAGAATATGAAGGATTCCCCGATAGTTTAAATGGTGAAGTTTTATTAAATACAGATATAAGTAGCGGTATCCAAACTGCCACACTTGCGACGTGCTATTTAATGTCAAAGCTTACCGCGCAACAACGTATTGACAATGGGTGGAGTCAATACGAAACGCTATTAGCTACGCTTGATTTTACGCCGCTTACTGCTGGCGAGATAGTTAGCGCCTATAAAATTAAAAAAGAAAAAGAAATGAACCGCGCGTATAAAGATGCGGAAGCCGCACCCATTGTTTTTAATGCCGTCTCATACTATGGCGGTCGAAATTCGGCGGCGAGTATTAAAGAGAGTCTTGATATAACCGAGTTAGCAGGGTTAACCGATGTTGATGTATACGACATAAACGATGCGCCGCAGGTATTAAGCATTGCAGATGCTAAAGCTTTGATACTTGCAATAGCTAACACTGCTAAAACAAATTTATTTAAATTTAACGCGAAGGTTAACGCTATCAAGGCGGCGACAACAGAGGCTGAGTTAGATGGGGTTGTCTGGTAATGTCTTGTTCAGTTGCTACGTTCTTAAATAAATTAGGTTACAAGTCTTATTGTGACGATCACGATAAAGACTATAAATGCCCGATTTCACTCTGGCATAAATTTAAAAGCGACTTGGTGTTTTCTTGGCGTATGTTCACGCATAATGATTGGCATTCATACTATGTTGGTATTGGTGCTATGTTGGCCTTAACGTTCCTCCCTATTTCATACCGCAGATATTACCAGTCTCTTACTCCCTTTGTGGTTTATGGGGTGATTTTAGTTTTTTTAATTGAAATTATAAGGATTTTAAATTGATACAGGAAAGCACCAAGCACACTGCCGATGTTATAGCGGCAGCATCAGGACTAGGGGCAACTATTACTTATTATATGGATGTGTTTGTAAATCCATTACTCACGGCAACAGTCTCACTCTTAACAATTATATGGCTTTATCACAGAATTAAAGAGTTAAGAATTAAAAACAAAATAGATAAATGAATATCACCGATTTAATTATTAAACACGAAGGTTTAGAACTTCAACCCTACCAAGACTCTTTAGGGGTATTCACTATAGGAGTAGGGCATAACCTGGAGCGCGGCATCTCATACGAGGCCGCTATGTTCATTCTTAAAGAAGATTTAGCAGAAGTAGAAGAACAAGCTAAACAATTTGATTGGTTCTCAGAGTTAAATCAAGTCCGTCAAATGGTCATTATAAATATGATTTTCAATCTAGGAATAACCCGCTTTAAACGATTTAAAAAAACAATCAAAGCTATCAAAGAAAAAGAATATAAACGGGCTGCGATGGAAATGCTCGACTCTAAATGGAGTGAGCAGGTCGGACAAAGAGCAATCGAATTATCATTAATGATGGAGGCAGGAAATGTTTAAATCCAAAACAATAAATTTTAGTTACCTATTAACCGTATTCGGTATTCTCGAATTGAACATGCCTTTAATACGTGAACAGCTTGGCGAGAATTACGGCTATTTATTTATTGCCGTTTCTATCATTGTTGGCCTATTAAGACAGGCCACTACTAAACCTCTGTCAGAAAGATGAAAAAATATCTCATCATCGGAGCGGCTGTATTTGTAGCCTTTTTAAAGGTGTTTTATCTGGGTTTTTCTAAAGCAAAAGACCAATTTAAAGCTAAGGCAGAGCAAACAAAATCCAAATCCTATGAGAATCTAATCAAGACCCAAAAAGAGAATAAAGAGGATCTAAAAAATGTCAAAGCCAAACTTGATAACAATGATTTTTCTTCTTTTAACGATAACTAGCTGTACTACAGTAGTAAAATTACCTCTCCCAGCTTTACCCGATTACCCAAAATTTTCACAACAAGAACTAGACATTTTAAAAGAATGTACCAAGTGTATTCCTATTATTAGAAAGCTCGGTATTAAGGATAAAATGTGTAGAGGCTCAATAAAAGAACATCGAGCCATCATCGAGGCGACTCAGTGAATTTAGCCCTGCTTGTTGTTAATAATTTCCAGTTTTTTAACGTCAAGATACTTTGTTATAAATTGCTTAGCGACTAATTTATTTACGCATTCTCTCTATCATCTAAGTATTATTTAATAATCTTTCAACGTCCACACTCTAATATAAATATCATACCCTGATAAATACTCCCTTAAATAATTAAGATATTTCTTATCAGAGGGCTTTTTAAATATCATTACAATGCCGGGTCTTTTCCCTGTTTGAAGAGCGTACCATCTAGCCTGCGCTATATCTTCTTTCCACTTATTTGCAAAGCCAAACTCAATTGCGTGTGATTCGGTTAAACAATCGACACGCCCACCTTTCACTCTGTATTCAGTTTGAATAAAGTTAGACTGGCTCTTACACCATGCGTCCTGATGCTCTCTTTCTGAAAGAGCATAGGCATTAAACGATAGTAAAAATAAACTAAGCGACCTTAATAGCAACTTTTTTAATCTCCTTTAAAAGCGGCCTTAATTCTTGCTCAGCCTTCCATACATCCCAATTACGCTGTAGGTTAAGCCATAAAGTAGGCGTATTACCAACCCAAGCACCAAGCTTTAAGGCTGTATCAGGTGTTATAGGCTTAGTTTTATCCATAATATGATATAACAAACTGCGTGATACTTTTAATATTTCAGCAAGTTCGGTTACTTTAATTTTAGAGTCATCAATAATATCCCTTAGTAATTCACCTGGATGTGTTGGCTCTCTGTTTGGTCTTTCGGCCTTGTAAATAGTCATAATCTGACCTCTTTGTAATGGCCTTACGGCCTAGTAAGTACCATCTAAAATCAATGGTAATCTAAATAATCAACAATAAAAGCATCTCCTTCTTTAAAGTCGAATGTAATTCTGAAATTTCCGTTAACTGTAAAGCTGTAGCGATTGGCATAACCTGATAATTTGTGAAAGCGCCATGTAGGGATATTTAGATCATCGGTAGTCTCAGCATTATCTAAAACGTCTAACTGCAATTTACATTTTCTAACGTGATTAGGATTAATTCGATTAGTCCTTCCAGTTCGGAAAACCTCTTTAAGTCCTTTATGTTTGAATGTCTTAATCATGGGTATAAGTGTATACCATTAGTGTACATGTGTCAACTAATAGTATACATTGAAGAGAGTAGAAGTAGTAATATGTATTTCATAATCCCATCTTATAAGCTATTGATTCTTGGTTTAAATCTAAGGGGTAAAAGTTGCGAAAATGCGCTGTAACATATTGATTCTAAAGAATTTATAATGGGATTGTGATTCCGGTCGTCGAGGGTTCGAGTCCCTTTAGCCACCCCATTTTCCTTTTATTAAACAGTAAGTTATCTTTTTTATTTATTAGGGGTTGCTTATTTTCATAACTTTTCATAATCCCTTTCATAACTTTTTACTCGCTGTCATCGAATTTAAGACGCTTTAAAGGTGTTCTTTTTTGAGGGTCGAGTATGTCAACTACATCGGCTGTACGGTTGTAAACCTCTGCCATTGCCTCGGTTGTGTGGCCTGAAAACTTCCTTTTATCTCCTTCAAATTCTGAAACACCTTTTGCCTTCAAGTCATGCATAGAAAATCGTTCTTCAACGATAGGCGGGTATTTCTCATCAAAGGCAGCCTTTCTAATTTTATACTGTTCGTCTGTTTCTTTTTTCTTACGTCTACATATCCCCATTGCTTTATCGACAAGCTTGCCAAACATTCCTTTAAGTCCATTTTCTGTATAAGGTTGGCCGAATCGATTATGTATAACGTATAACGTTTTAATTTGCGAAGGTTGGTTGACTGCCATCTTAATAGCTTTTTTAAGTCTTGGAGTCCATTTCTTAATTTGTTTTTTACCTGTTTTGTTTTGCTCTATATAAAGACCTTCTTCAAATAAATCATTCAACATCATTAACCGAACATCACCCGACCTAGCACCACATAAATAAGCGACTTCCATAGCGGTTTTAATATTAGGTGAAGCTAAATCATAAACAGCTTGGTATTCTTCATCCGTAACACTTCTATCTCTGCTTTTTAATTGAAAAGGCTTCACGCCAATACAAGGATTCATTTGAATATAACCTCTTTCAAATGCCCACGACATAACATTGTATAAAAATGTTCTTTCTCTATTGGCGCGGTGTTTTGATTCTTTTCCTCTAAGGTCGAGGAACTTTCTAACGTGTTTGGGTTTTAGATCGATAGAGCGCATCTTTCCGAATGCTTGCTCTATTCGTTTCCGACAATCTCTATAGTCTTTTTGGGTAGGGGGTTTTAAATTATTTAAAAAATGCTCGCTTGAAAAGTAACCTTCAATTAAAAATGTAATGGTCTTTTTGTCGGTAGCATTTTCTTTTACTTTTTCATACGCAATCCAAACATCAGCGCGACTTGCTGAAAAATTACATAGTCTTATATTCTTACCAGAAGGAGGGTGATATTCCCATGCTGAACGGCCTCTATAAACTCTTGGTGGTTTCCAGTTATCTTTCATAAGGTGAGAAGTCAGGTTCGGTTGTTCGTTCTTCTACGGGTTTATCTTCTGTCACAACAAAATATAGCCTACCAATACGCTTTCCTGCAAGTTCTCCTGTTTTTATCCAGTTCTTAACAGTGGCCATTGATGGCCTAGAATCAGGTGTAAAACAAGTTTCTCTATACTCTTTAGCTGACATTAACATCAAATAAACCTCTATAACTTGACCTTTATTTGCCCATAAATGGCTAATTGCTTTCTATTGGCCAGTCTCACACGCATTTTTAGTTCATTGCTCAGTCATCGTTTTCTTTCTCATAATCACTCACTTCCCTTGTTTTCAAGGTTGCTAAGACACCCTTATATTCAGCGACAAGAGCCGCTAGTTGTGCTGCGTAAGGTATCCAACCAAATGGCTTTAGCTTATCTTTCGATACATTAAACTCTAAATTTAGTTTAGCTATTTTTAGCTTAATATCATCAAGCGCCGCTTTTTTACCTTCCTCAAAATAGTTTGTTTCTGCGTTCATGTTTTTTCTTCTTTATATATCAACTTTAACCTTCCTGCATACTTCCAAGGTGATATTTTTCCGCTTGGAGATTTGCACATAAAAAAATGCTCTTCCATTTTTACAAATTCTCGCCGAAACAGACCCTTAGAATCTGGCTCGTTGTAAACGATTATTTCATCACCTGGTTTAAGTTTCATTGTTCATCTCTAGTTCAGCCATGCGTTTCATATTGTCTCAATGAGAACACGACTTTTTGTTCTCCGTCCTCCAAATCAAAATTAAATGTTGTCATTTAAAGCCTCTGTTATTCGATTCGTTTAAATATATCTTTTTCATCGCCTCACCGCAATTGCCTCTTCCAAATTAGGTAGTACATGCGATAAATCTCCAACATTAAGTTTTTTCGCAGCTTTAAGCTCTGCAATCTCTTTTTCTAAATCATGAATCGTCTCAGGGGCTTTAGATATAAATTCTGCAAGCTCTTGTCTTTCATCTTCTGGGACGTCAGAATGAATTACACATATATAATGCGCTCCCCATTGTGCGACTCTGCCAACTGAACATTCGTCAATTTTATCGACGTCATAGTCTTTATAACTGCATGAGGATTGCCAGCCGCTTAAGATGTCATCTATTGATATGTGTATTAGCTCGCTCATTTTCTCACCTTTAAAATAATTCAGCTTCCATTTAAATTGCTCAAGATTCACTTATGCTTAACCTTCCATAACTCCTGTTAAATCGGGGTTTTCGTATTTAGGTGTATTTCCACCAAAGTATTTTTCGTTTTGCGGCCTTGTTGCTGCCCACGCGACACTCATCGATAATCTTGCGTAATTCACCTACAGTTAGATCATCAACATGCTTGCCTGTGTTAGCAATTCTGTCTGCTACTAAAGTTACAAACCACATACTTGTTTCTGTTAAATTCATCGGTTCAAGCCGATCAATTAAATCGCACGCAATCAATAAAGGCGTTGGCGTAGGATTTTTCATTTGCTCATAGAGAGTTAACTTATTCATATCACCACCCATACTCTATACTGGTATATACAATTAGCTTCCTAATTATTACTCTGAGATATTGAAATTATTTTCGGCACTACTTTATTTATTTGCTCACCCAAATAAGTGAACACTAAAAAGAAAGCTACAATATCCCAGTACGGTAACTGCTGAAAAATCTTAGGCAGAAAATTTAGATACACATCAGCGACACAATTCCATGCATAGTAAAACGGTATTGCAGTGACAATTGCAAATGCCACATGAAAAGCTATTTTCACGAACGCGCTTAAATATTCAATCCCAAACATATTATTTATCTCCAGTTAAGAAAGGCCAGTATCATTGCTTTTGCTTTAATATTTTTCATTTAAGTCCAAACTTTAGATAAATCGTCACAATTTTTTATTTCATTTATCTTTTCTTTGTACCTATCAATATCACGAACAGCTTGCCTTCTCTCAAAAATAGCATCTTCTAGTTTCCTCTCTGCTTCCATCAGCATTGCTTTCCCGCTTAATTTAGCTAGCTTTTTCACATAAACATTATCTCGTGTACTGTTCGGATGATTTAAGTTAATGATGTCTTTTGAATCGTAATATTCAGGTTTTCTTGTTTTTATTAAATCTCTTTCATTAGCCAAGAATGTTAAATCTAGCTCTTTACTCGCCGCATCTAATGTCCAACTTCTGTTTTCAGTGCCCTGCCAGTAAGTATCGACAAAGTGCTCGCCATTAAATCTAAAAATCCTAGACATACACCAATATAAGGTTCCTGCTTTAACTTTATGCTCCCTTTTTTTGTATTCCTTATCGTTAAAGCTCCATCTAAACAAATCACCTTCTTGTGGTTTACGCATGACTCTTACCTCTACTTAATGGGTGGGGTAGCCTGTTATCACTCGCCTCACAGGTTAGGCCGACTTGTACAGTCTTTGTTCGTATCCCGTAGCTATTGTTAAATTGCCCTGATACCAGAGGTCGGAGCCAACCTTTTTTATGGCGTGGTATCTAGCCAGCTTTCATCCAAGCTCGGTATTTCTATCTCTCTTATATTTTTTAAATTTCGGCATTGGCGGTGGCGTTTCTACCGCACCATTAATCTGCTACTCTCTCCCAGCCTTGCGGAGTCATTTCTTTTTGTCGGTTAATACGAAATAAGCCAACAGGAAATAATAGTGCTTCATGTCTAATTGGGTGGGGCATGGAGGCGTTTGCCTCTCGCTATTACACAAGCGACTAACATTCACGCAGTTAGCCTTGTAGGGTGATTCACCGCTTCGCAAGTACAATGTAATTTCATGCCCCATAAACTGTTACCTTCGTTTAAATAATTAAGCATGGCTTTATGCATGTGTTCCGATGCCATTTCCATGCCTTCTACACAAATTTGCAAAGCGTTTAAATCTTTATCTTCGCTTATTAATTCAATCTCTATTTTGTCTTTCATTACCTAATCTATCTTTAAAACCGTTATGAGTGTGCATTTTTTGCTGGTAAAGATTTGCTTGAACTAATGCTTTTGCAATTACCGGGCTAACACTGTTTCCGCACATACGAACCTGCGCGGCTTTTGATAGTTTTCTTCCTGTTGATGGATTGACTAAGTCAATTATGTATTCGTTCGGAAAGCCTTGCGCACGATAAAGTTCACGCGGGGCCAGCATACGCATACCGATATCAATTATTCTATAATCTTGACCGGCTACCGCAACCAGTCCAAAACGGTCGCGTGATGTAACTGTATGCATAGGATCGTTAAGTATTGGGGCCTGATCGGTTCCATAATATTTTACTAAGAATGCGCGCAATTCACCAAAATGCAGGCCACCAGAAGTAATTGTGTGCATAGGTTTATTTAATTCTTGACCGTGAGTGTTATTTCTTAATTTCAATAAGTTGCTGGTTACAAGTGAATGGTGATCAACTGAAGTAATGGTTCCGATAGGCTGCTTAACGCCATGACCAGTTACACCGCTATAGTGCTTAGCTAAAAATGCTGAAACCAATGCAAAATGACCGCCTTTAGTTTGCGCGCAAATAGTACGAAGCGGCTCGTTTATTGGCATATTACGCTGTACCGAACTGTTTGAATGTTCAGTAATAAAGTTTGGTATTATGAATGGTTTTTTAGTATCGAGCACATAACGTTGAACACCTTTTGCAATTCGTTTTAATGTATTTTCAGCTAACGGTCTGCGTACACCAACTTGTTTTGCTTTATCTTTATTTAAAAAAATTGAATGGCAAGGTAACGTCCAGTCAATGCAATCTGCTGCAGTATTAAGTGGCTGTAAATATTTTTTATCTCCATGCGTTGGTGCTGGCCAAACAATTGGTAGATTATCGCAGCGCGCAATTAAAAATAATCGTTTCCGTATAGTGGGTGCGCCATAATCACAAGCTTTCAGTTCTTTCCATTCTACCTGGTAACCAAGTTTTTTAAATTCATTTACAAAGCGTCTAAAAGTTAAACCTTTGCTATTAGGGCAGGGTTTATTGTTATCAAGTAATGGCCCCCATGTTTGAAACTCTTCAACGTTTTCCAACATAATTACTCGAGGCTTAACAAGTGACGCCCATTTAATGGCTACCCATGCAAGGCTTCGGATTTTTTTATTAACGGGCTTGCCGCCTTTTGCTTTGGAGAAGTGCTTACAATCAGGGCTGAACCACGCGAGTGCAACGGGTTTACCATGGCATATTTCAACCGGATCGACTTCAAAAACATCAGATACATAATGTTTTGTTTCGGGATGATTGGCCTCATGCATAGCAATGGCTTCCGGGTCGTGATTTATTGCTATATCAACTGATCGCCCCATAGCTTGCTCTATTCCCATGCTAGCACCGCCTCCGCCGGCAAAATTATCAACAATAATTTCATCGTCCAATGCTAATCGTAATTGTGGTGGACGCTGCCATTCAAATGGTTTCATAAAACCCTGCTTAAAATTAATCCAATACCGCAACAAATTAAAAATATAGAAAACACATCATGCTTTTTTGCGTACTTATAAGTGAACAGGTAAGACCCAAGCCCTAATGTCGTTAAGATGATGCCTAGTAAAATCATATCTATCCTTTAAGAAAAACTATTTTTACTTTAAAAAAGGCTAGGCCGTAACCTAGCCAATGAGGGAGGTCATTAGGCTGCGAAGCTTATTGCTTTGTAAATTTCTCTCGTTCGGATTACATCGCTATCGCAATATTCAGAAATTTCCTTGTACCTTCCTTCCTTCCAATAGTCGTAGACTTGAGAGCCGTCCATACCGTTCTTGCCTTCAATGTTTAGTGCTTTACAAACAAAGTCCATTGATGATTTATCTTTACCGCTTGTACCTTTCCACTCTATACAGGTATCGTAAACTTCTTTATCCCAAGGCTTCGCGCCATACGGAATCTTAACGGCTGGCTTTATACGATTTATGACAAATCGTTTCCATAAAAACCTTAAATCAAATCCTGTTATATAATGGCCTATCCATGTGGCTTGCTGTTGACTATCGTAATTTCCATGTTTACTAAAAAACATCACTTTAAATATTTCATTTATAGCCTCTAACAAGTCGTATTCAGTAGACTCATTAGTTCGGTATGCGTTATATATTTTTCCGTCATCGACCGCGCAACTAAAAGCAATAATTTCACCCATCCCGCCGTCAAAAACAGATTCGCTGACAGCTTTTTCAATTAGCGCGGGTTTCTTATCTTCTTCCCATGCTTTTAAAGTCTCAGCTTTTTTAATGTTTGCAGGGGGGGTGATAGTGACTGCAAAATCATCTATAAAATCTTGTCTTTGGGTCTGGATTGTTTCAATGTCAAAATAAAAATTCATAAATCCTCCTAAATAAAGTATTCAAGCCCTAAAGAGCTGAAAGGTATATCATCGTCAAAGTCACCAGAAGGTTGTGGTGATGGTGCGGTGTTTTGATTCTTTGGCGCATACAGGTTATAGAAATTAATCATTGAGCCGTCATCTTTCATTGCTAATGGCATAATCGTTTTAAGGTAAAACTTACCTTCTTTTTCAATGACCATGCCGACATTCTGATACCTGAGTTTCTTTTGTCCTTCTTTTTCATATTCACCCGTAATGGCTACTACATCGTATTTCTTTGGCATCTGTATCTCCTATGCTGCTTGTTTCTTGTTTAAAATATCCTGGTATCCTGCTGGAGTTGCCCACAAGGGCAGGTTAGGGGTCTGGAATTTTCCATATTGATCTAAATCAACCCACCCACTCTTAATAGAGTAAAGATAACGGCCAATACCAAACTTAACCGCCGCACGTTTAAAGGCATCACTGATTGCGCCTTTCTCGCCTTCCGTTCCCGTATCTCCTGCACCGTCTGATTTTGTGATCCATTCCCCATCAATAAAACAGGAAAGCTCACAAATAACACGACCTGAATTTGTCTCGAAATATTTGTCCTGCCATTTACCCTCTAACACTTCGTCAAGCCGTTGCATCACGTCCCTTGCATCTATATAAGCAAGAGGCATACCTTTAGTTGGCCTTGCATTTTGATTGTTTGTTTCGCGTTGTACTTTTTTCTTGTTTGTTGAGCCGACACGCCAGCTTACCTTGGCAACATCAAAAGGAGCTTTTAGTTTCTCTAAAGTATTCATTTCATTCCCTCCAGGCTATCTATCTTTAAATCAACCCAATTATTAAAATCTTCAAACTCTTTACCGCCGAATTCTTTAATCATTACCTTGTTACCTAAAACATGCTTCAAGGCTTCATAGGCTGTCCATTTGACGCTTTCTTCCATGTTGTCGGGTTCATCCATTTGTTCAGTAATTTCATGCGCTGCTCTCATTTCAATCTCCTCACTAATTTATCTTTTTTACCTAACCTTAAAACCCAATCAAAAAGCTTTTGAAGCCTTGACCGTTTCCAGTTTTTTAAATCTTGCATAGTCCTTGCTCTCTTTCCATTTTTTTGATTTGTTTGTTACTTCTTTGGCTTAGAAGGTCTTTAAACTTAAAATACGCATCAGTTTTTTTCTTCTTGCCTTGAGCGGTTTCAAATTTATTCCATGCCTGATTAATCTTGGCTTCTAGTATCTCGTCAACATCGTCCAGGTATATGACTTTAGCTAAGCTCATAATGTTTCCCTTAAAATAAAACCGATCAATCCAATAATGAATATCATTAAGAGGTAATCCGTTATTAGCTCAATGGTTTTCATTTGCCACTTCAATAAATTCAGCTTTAGAGTCAAGCATGTACCATGTGTCCGCTTTAATTCCATTATCACCAACCTTGCTAGATCTAATATGGATTAGCTCACCCTTGTCGTTTCGGTAGCAAAGAACAATTGCACTTGATTTAGAAGCTTTTGCTTTGCTTTCACACCCAATGGCTATAGCAACTGAATTTTTTCCTTGTACACTTGCTGCTGATTGATTACCCGTGTTACTTGCTGCTGAATAATCACCCGTGTTACTTGCTGCTGAATAATCACCCGTGTTACTTGCTGCTGAATAATTACCCGTGTTACTTGCTGCTGATTGATTACCCGTGTTACTTGCTGCTGATTGATAACCCGTGTTACTTGCTGCTGATTGATTACCCGTGTTACTTGCTGCTGAATAATTAC